GGAGGCACAACTAAGGATGCATTGAAATGAATGCTACTCTTCTAGGTTTGCAGTTTGATACAAGCAAATATCATAAAGGCATACAACTTGTGCTTGATTATAAAAAGTATGAGTTGAGTATTGTACAACACGAAGCCAGTTACGGCGGCACACAAGGCTTGTTTGAGATTATGGTAAGTGATAAAAGTGGTCAAGGAATAGAACTTCCTGGAATTACAGAACCAGGCGATACTGTTCGTGGTTGGTTAACACTTGAAGAAGTTGCTAACATTTGCAAAAAGATGACTACTATCACCGGTAACGATCCAGTTAAGGTTGCTATCTAAAACCATAAATACAGTAAGAAGGATTACTGTATGCCTAGATTAAGTCTTTATCGTCCAAATCGTCAGAACGATTATAAATTCATTGACCGCACTGTTATGGAAATGTATCAGGTTGGCGGAGTCGATATGTTTGTTCACAAGTACCTTGGGCCACAACCTCATGGAGATGACAGTTCCAGTGTAAGCGGTGGCACTCAAGATGCAACACAACCTGCATATAGCAGTGAAAGTCCTTTGTTTATAGAAGATTTATTCTTACTTGAAAACAGAGACAGAAAATACGATGATGATATATACCAAATGCGAGGTGTATACAACTCACAAGACATAGATTTTGATCTCAGTCAATTTGGATTGTTTTTAAATAACGACACACTGTTTATTACTTTTCATTACAACTTTATGATTGAAACACTTGGTCGTAAACTCATGAGTGGAGACGTTCTTGAACTACCAAACCTTAAAGATTACAACCCTCTTGATAGTAATATTGCTCGAGCTATACCAAAGTACTATGTAATACAAGACGCAGCCTTTGCAAGTGAAGGATTTTCACAAACTTGGTTGCCACATCTATGGCGTGTAAAAGCAACACCGCTTGTAAGTGCTCAAGAATACAACGATATACTCAAAAAACCTTTTGAGGTTAAAAATATTTGGGATAATGGAAACTATTATCCTAGTGGAAGTATTGTTTTATACAATAACAGTTATTATAGAGCTATAAAGGATGTAGATCCTGGTGTAGAAATAACCAGTACTGAACACTGGCAAGAGTTTGAACCACTTACTGAACAAGAAACATTTGGAACAGTAGTCAAAGATAGAGAGATTAATGATGCTATTCTGACTCAAGCAGAATACGAAGTGCCACTTAGTGGTTACGATACAGTTAAGTTCTACATTGTACCCACAAACGAAGATGGAACTCCTGCAGATCCAAATAGTTATACTGTAGATAACACAGGCATCACAGTTGATACCACAAATGTCGATGTTGACGGACAACCACAATCACCTAGAGCAAATGGGTATACACTTGGATACTTAACTGGAGATGGTATTGCACCAAATGGCTTACCGGTTACTCCAGGAACAAGTTTCCCACAAAATGCACAAGAAGGAGACTTTGCACTTAGACTAGACTACTATCCAAATAGACTTTTTCGCTATAGTGGTACACGATGGATTAAGTACGAGGACGATGTGAGAACCAACTTGACACCAGGCGATATAACAAAAACAGTTGCAAATTACGGAAACGTAACTTCACAAACACAACGCAGTAGTTTTGTTAACAACACAAACCAAACTGCTACTGAAGATCGTGGTAATATTCCAGAACGTCAACCATTGAGTAAGTTGCTTAAACCACAGGCTGATAACTAATGCAACAATTTTTTTATGACGAACAGATACGTCGATTTCTACTGCAAGTTACCAGGGTATTTTCAAACTTTCAAGTAGAATACGGTTATGAAACCGACAATCCTCAAAAGAAAGCCTTATATAGAGTTCCGGTTCGTTACGGTGATGCAACAAGACAAGCTCAAACAATACTGCAACAAAATAGTGCCAACAGTTTACCCAGCACACCACTTATGACATTTCATGTAACAAATCTAAATTACGCAAGAGATAGAATACAGGAACCATACTTTGTTGAAAAACAAAACGTAAGACAACGTTATTGGGATACAGAAAGTGAGTCCTATGAGACAACACAAGGAACAGCTTTTACAATAGAAAAGCTAATGCCGGTTCCTTATGATTTAGAAATCAATGTTGATATATGGACATCAAATACCAATCAAAAATTACAAATACTTGAACAAATACTTACACTTTTTAATCCAGGATTGGAAATTCAAAGCACAGATAACTTTATAGACTGGACAAGTTTAAGTGTGATGTACCTTGAACAGGTTACATGGAGTTCAAGAAATATACCTCAAGGAACTGACGATCCAATTGATATTGCAACATTGCGTTTTGTGATGCCTATATGGATCAGTCCTCCAGCAAAAGTTAAAAAACTTGGAGTTGTTGAAAAGATTATTGCTAGTGTGTACGACGGTACAGGTGATATGAATGAAGCAATATATGATAGTGATTTATTGCTAGGAACAAGACAAAAATTTACACCTTTTAATTATCAAACCCTTTTGCTTGGAAACAAACTACAGGTACTTGAACCCCAAGCAGTTGTGACTAACAATAGCGGAGTGCAAGTGCCAAGTGCTCCTCCAAGCAATCTACTTTGGCATACCGTAATTGATCTATATGGAAGCCTAAGGGCTGGTATAAGTCAAGTTAGGTTAGACAATCCATATGATGATACGCAGATTATTGGTACAGTAGCATATGATCCTAGTGATGATAGATTTTTATTGTTTACAGTTGACACTGATACAATACCTCAAAACACACTTGATCCTATAAACGCCATAGTAAACCCACAGGCAAAAGGCCCTGGTACAACAAATGGTCTACCAGCGGCATCAGAAGGACAACGTTATTTGTTTATAAACGACACCGGAAGAGACAGTGTAGACGATCCTGGTTTTGCCGAAGCATGGCGTGGTACTGATGGGTCAACTTTGGTTGCAAATACAAATGATATTGTACAGTATGATGGAGTACGTTGGAATATTGCATTTGACTCTAGTAACGAGAGTACGGTGCAATATGTATCAAACCTTACTACCAGTGTTCAATACAGGTGGGCAGACAATCAGTGGTTAAAAAGCTATGAAGGACTATATCCAGAAGGTGAATGGAGCATTGTTCTGTGATAAACGCAGTAGGAGTTTGGTTTTACAGTATTAAAACCAATAGATATCTTTACCTATTGAGAAATGATAGTAAGAATCCTGGTTGCTGGGGATTGCCTGGAGGCAAAGTAGATACTGGTGAAAACTTACAAGCCACTATGAAAAGAGAGTGCGAAGAAGAAATTGGCATTTGGCCTGAAACAATTAAACTAGTTCCAATTGAAAAATTTACAAGCATTGATAATAAGTTTTCTTATCATACCTTTTTGTGTTTGATAAAACAAGAATTTACACCAATACTAAACAACGAACATCATGGATACTCTTGGATAAAATCTGGAGTTTATCCAAAACCATTACATCCAGGCTTGTGGACAACAATAAATTTCCAAGAAATCTTAGATAAAATTGAAAATATCAAACAGTTTCAAATATCGCAAAAACTAATAAAGTCAGCATAAGTCCATATTGAAAAGTTTTGGTTTTCACGCCAAATATCACTAGGTGGTATATTATCTGAAATATACACAAACTTTACACTTGCGTATTGATTTATTACACTATTCATTTCGTTAACTAGTTGTGCGTCAAATTCACTGTTGGCATTACGACAATCAGCTCCAAGCAGAAAAATTTCTTTGTGTCCATCAAAACATGCCAGCCAGGTTGCAACTGCTATGCTTTTACCACGTGTTCCATAAGGAACCAAATAAAATTCTCCAGGATTATCAATACAGTTACGAGCATTACTATACACACTAGAGATTTTTTGATAACCTTCGTTTTGTATTTGTTCAAGAACACCCTGATCAAATTCTACGTAAAAATCGCATTGCATTTCTTGCCAGCAACCTTGAGAACCATAACTTTGCAATCTTTTTCTTCCAAGATGCCAACCAGCATGTCTTTCAATATTGTTTTTTAAATTAAACTTTCCGTGAACTTTTGTTATAAATCTACTATCGCCATTGCCAATAACTGCGGCTCTTCCTGAAATATGTTGGTTTTCAATGGGATTTTCAATCCATTCACGCTCTTGATGTTTTTTACCGTTTTTAATGGTGTTACTAACAATAA